AAGGATGGAAAACTACTGAAGGTGGTGATGTAAAACATCGTGATTTAATTGAACCTTTAAATGATATGTTACTAAAATTTAAAGAATATAAAATTGTGCATGTGAGAGCTCATACAGGTAAAAAAGATGATTTATCTTTAAATAATGAAATTGTAGATAAGATGGCAACAGGAATTTTATTAGGAGAATCTGAAGAAAATAAACAAGTATTTGAAAGAAATGAAGATGTTTTACCTGGATTATCTTTATCTCTGATGGGTCCACCTTTAGAACAAAAGAAAATTACTGATTGGTGTTTTAAAAATTTTGATAAATTAGATCAAACTGCATTAAAAAATGCTTTATTTACAGCATTTCAAAAAACTATGAAGAAAAATGGATATCAACTAGAACAACAAAATATTAATAAAACAAAATTTATTCGTATTTCAACAACTAAATTAATTCAAGATTCTAAAGTAACAGGATGAGTTCTAAAGTATATATATTTACTTCAGAAACTTGTGCACCATGTAAACAAATTAAACCTGCTCTAAAGGAATTACAAGAAGATTTTCCTTTAGAATGGATATTTCTAGATTTGAATTCATCTGAAGCAAAAGAATTTGATATTCAAAAAGTTCCTACAATGGTTGTTAAAACTTCAACTAATATTAAAAAACATTCAGGAACTGATATTACTGGTTATTATAAAATTTTAACTAATTAGAAAGTGAATCTGTAACTAATTGACCATTTTTATATAATTCTGCAACAAAAGTTTGTTCACCTTCTTGAGCTACACCAGATTGATTAGATGAATATGGACAACCACCATTAATAGGTAAAGAACCATTAGGACATCTACATCCTGCTGGACCAACTGAATCAGCTTCAAAAAATTTCTGTCCAACTGGACATGTTGTATTTGGACTAGGTGATGTACAATTTCCTGTAGAATCTGGCATAGTTCCTACTGGACAACAATTACCATTTTTATCTGGAGGATTTTGTCCAGGACAAGAATATTTACCTGGTGAAGTTGTTGGTGCAGAACTTCCAAGAACATTTAATCCTTGTAAAGGATCTAAATTTCTATAAACTCCCCAAATTAATCCATATAAAAATCCTGAAATTCCTAAACCTAATAATAATGTTTGTAAAATTACACCAACACCATTATATAAAGGAATTATAGGATAATATAAATTTTCACATGATCCTAATTTAAATTGTATTAATGTTGATGAAATTGCAAAACTCATATATGATAAAATTAATGTTTGTTTAGAAGTACCAAGTGACCACCATATATAATAAAATCCAATAATTGCTGTTGATAAAATAGAACTTGGAAAAAAAGGATTTTCAAGAAATTCTAAACCTGGTAATGAACACCAAAAATTAGCACTATTAGATTCTGATTGAGAATCAAATAAAGGGAAATTACTTGGTGATTTAATTGAAGAAATTAATCTAATTAATATTAATGTTATAAATGTTCCTATAGTAGGAATACTTGCTCTAAGTTCTGTTTTTACTATATCAGCAACAATACCAAATGAAAATAAACCTATAGGAATAATATTTAATACTATTCTTAATAATCCACCAAATAAACCACCAAATAAATCAGTAAAAGGATCAGTTGTTATTCCATTTTGTGACATATATTTTGTAATATAAAACAATAAACCTAAAGAAACTATAATACCTAATAAACTCCAAAATGCTATCCATCCAGGACCGCTTAAATCTTCAGCCATTTATTCTATGATAAGTTTTATTTGTATTTAACAAATAAGAAATGAGTTTATTCTCATCTCAAACTTCATGGCCTCCACAATGTTTATCAGCAAATCAAAGTCCTATCAATTTATCACAAAGTTCTGCTAAACCTTGTAATATAACATGTGATCTTGTTATGGATGATGATTATATTTCACAAGCTACTGTAAGTATATCAGATGAAGGATTAATTTTATCTAGTAATAGTTTAGGTTCATGTAAGTTTCGAGGACAATCTTATGTATGTCAAGCTTTACATATAAATCATCCTTCTCATCATACTCTTGAAGGTGTACAAGCTGATGGTGAAGTTACAGCAATATTTAAAAAACCTACTGGTGAACTTCTTTGTGTTTCATCATTATTTAGAGTAAATCCTTCACAAACTTCATCATATACATTTTTTAAACAATTTGTTCCTTATGGTTTATCTACTGGTGATACACAAGTTAAATTACAAGAATGGAGTTTATCTATGATGGTTCCAACAAGTTCACCATATTATACTTATGATGGTTCAACTGTTGTTCCTCCATGTTCACCATGTGAATGGGTAGTATTTAAAACTATGATTAATATGGATACAGGTGATTTTGCTTATTTAGTTAGAAATTCTGAAGCTGGTTCAAGAAGTTTAACTGCACAAGGTTCACGTGAAGTATTTTATAATGATACACAAAATCTTTCAGGTGTTATGCCAAATGATGGAAAAATGTATTTGCGTCTAAAACCTACTGGAAGCACATCTATGCCATCAGTAAGTGCAGGTGGTTCGCGAATAGATTTAAAAAATCAGAAAAAAACTTCAAAAGAACAAGAAGATGATAATAAAAATCCAACAACTTTAGTAGGTAAAAGTAGAAAAGCTTTAAGTGATCATGTAGCTTCTAATGGTGGTATTGTAGGAACTGTAGAATTTTGGTTAATGCTTGTAGCAATTGGTATAGGTTGTTATTTAGGTTATTCAAGTGCTACTTCTAGTCCATTTAGTACTGAATTTTTAAAACCTGTAGCTAAATGGTCACGTGAAATGTTTGATTATTTATTAGAAATTCTTATTAATCTTCCAAGTACAATTTATGCATGGACAATAGGTTGGGTAACATTTTTATTAAGACCTAGAATTCGTGATACTCAAGGATTAAATATTTTACCACCTAAATTACCAATTTCTAATCCTTCCACATAGTTTCAGGTTCTTCAGCAATTTGTACATGTTGTTCATCTTCTTCATCTGAAAGAACTTCTTTATTAAGACGTTGAATACGACGAATTTCTCTACGAGCATTTGCTCTTGCATTTTTACGTCTTTTTGCTGCATATGGATCAATCCAATTACCTTGAGTTTCAAATTCCCAAAATGGACTAATTTCAACAGTTTCTACTGGTTTTTGTGAAGCTACAATAATTTGTGGTGTTTTTTTAGGTAGTGTATTAAACTTGTTAGTATTGTTATTAACAATCTTATTATTAATAACTTTTTTAACTTCTACTTCTTGAAGTTTAGGAACATCTTCATTTCTCCAATTTTCAACTTTTTTTAGAAAATTATTATTAGTGTTATTAACATTATTAATATTAGATTCTTTTAGCAAAGAAGGAAATACTTTTTCAGGTTTTTGAGCAATTATTTCCATTTCTTCATTAAGATTAATATTTTGATTACTTACTTTTTTATTACGCATAGAAGGAGGAACATAAGCCATTTTTTTCCGAGAGCTTTTATTATTAATATGTATCTTCTTTTAAAATGGAATTTACATTTTGAAACAATAATCTTAATAAATCAAGAATGGTTCTTGGAATTGTTATTAGTTCAAATGGACTTTTAAATCAAATAAATATTAAAACAGATGATGTTTTAGGATGGATTCGTAAAAAATATAAAAATCAACTTTATCAATTTCAAGGAAATATTAGTCATCCATTAAATGATTCACATATTTCTGTATTTGCATGTATTTCTGAAGAAGAAGAAGATATTAATCAACATATGTTACCATCTCCTTTAGATGAAGAAACATTTTCTGGAAATATTGTAGTTCTTCTAAGTCAATCTGAACAAGATGATTATCAAAAAGATTCTTCTTCATATATAGATATTTCAGTTGAAGATTATGAAACTTTATATCATGAATGGACATTTAATGATTCTGAAGAAGAAGAGGAAGAAGAAGAAGAAGAAGAAATTGAAGAAATTATTCGTCCAGTAAGTTCTAAACCTATAATTGTTAAAACAAAAAATGTATTTATTGATTGTGCTATACGTGATAAAACTATTCAAAATTTTCAAGAACTTTTAAAAAATCCTAGAGAAATTGAAGATGAACTTTTGAAATATGTAGTAGAATTTTGTAAAAATGCATGTATTGATGTAGATTGGTCAAATAAAATATTTTGGAATACTTATAGAAGTAAAGCAATTTCAATTTATGAAAATTTAAGAACTGATGGAACAATAAAAACAGAATGGGCATCTAAAATTAATTCAGGTGAAATTTCTGCAAAAACATTTGTTAATATGACTGCAGAAGAAATGTGTCCACATTTATGGAAAGAATCTATTACTAAAATGATGGAAGCTGAAATTAAATTATATTCAAATTCTTCTAGTGCTGCACTATATCTATTTTGTTCACGTTGTAAAAAGAAATCTAAATGTGATTATTATCAAATGCAAACACGTTCTGCAGATGAACCTATGACAACTTTTGTTACTTGTCTAGAATGTGGAAAACCATGGAAATTTTAAATTTAAGCTATACGAATAGTTACTGAAGATGCATCTACAGGTGTATTAACATGTGTTCTTCCTCTAAAAATTTTTATTTTATGTAATCCATTAGTTTCAACTGGTAATGCTATACCTTCATCAGAATCAGTTTCACCTTTAAATTTTTTATTAAATTCTAAAAGAATTGTTTCAGGAACCATAGGTGTAGTTTCTGCCATACGTTCCATCGTTTCACGAATATTTTCTAAAAATGGTTCAGCTAACATTCTTTCATCACGTGGTAAAGATAATTCAATACTAATTTTTGAAGATAATTTAGAATAATTTAAATGTGCTATACGATGAGATTCTGTTCTTTTAGCAAATGCAAAAAAACTTCCTAAAGTATTTAAAATTCCTACACTAATTGATACTAACCCAATAGCAATTGAAGATATTGGTCCAGAACCAAATAATGTTGCTGAACCTACAGATGCTGTTCCTGCTAAAGTAGATAAAACTATAACAGGAACTTGAACAAATGTATTATATTTCGATGTTAAAGATTCAGCACGAATATGTAACCATGCTAAACCTCGGCAACGTTCACCTTCTTGAGCTAAAATGTCTTCCAATTGTGATGACCATTCAATTATAGATTCATCTTTTGGAGCAATTGACATCTTTGTATAAATACAAATATGAATTTCTATGTAGTCAAATAATGGTGTGGAATCTTGAAGAAAATACTGATAATCCTGAAGAATTATCTTTGTACAGACACGTTTTAAAATCATCAAAGAATCCTAAATTTGCTAAAACTTTAATAAGATTCTTAAATTTATATGAATATATAAAATTACAAAAATATAGATCAGCTAATGAATTACGTCAAGATATTTTATCTCATGGTCAACCTTTATTTACAGAAAGAGAATCTGAAGAAATATTTGATATGTCTATTATGCGTGGAGGTGAATCTAAATATCCTTTTTTAAATAATGTTTTTAGACAATTTTTAGGATGGATTTATAAATGGTCACCAGATATTTTAGCTAATTTTATGGATACTGCATCATCATTTAAAGAAAGACTTGAAATATTTAAACATATTCGTGAAGATTATCAATTAGGAGAAGTTTATGGTCTTATTTTAGATTTTATAACTGAAATGATTCCTATGAATGTAACGATTCTTGAAAATATAGCAAATGAATTACCAATTGTTGGACCTGTAAGTGGTTTAATAGCTACAATGATTTCATCAATATTAATATCTTTTAATAATATTTTACATTTTACTCAAGGAGATGATGGAGCTGTTATAGTAGATTCTTTCCTAATGTTACCATTTATAGGAACATCTTTAAGATCTTTAGCTTTATCTGTAGAAAAACAAGCTGGAACTTTATCTGAAAAAAGACAAAAATTAATTGAAAGTATTAGATTATCTTTTGGTAATGAAGAAGCACAATTAATTTCAGAATATATTCCAGATTTAGATAATATAGATTCTTATCAATTACCTTCTATAACAAATTCTGCTCAAGTTTTAGCTCAAAAATATAATATACCTACATCATTAGATGCAGCACAAAATATTGCACAAGATATGGCACAACAACAAGTAAATAAAATTAATTCTTTAGGTACAGCATTACCTTATAAAGCTAAATATCAATTAAATCAAGGATTAGGAGTAATAGGAGCTAAACGGCTTACGAGTTCTCGTCCTCATAAAAAGAAATGGGGGACGCTGAAGAAATCAAACTTATAATTAAAGAATGGATTTCTTTTGATGATCAAGTTCGAGAATTACAAAAACAACAAAAAATTTTACGTGATCAAAAACTTATGTTATCTCAAAAAATTTTAGAATTTATGAGAGATAATCAAGTTGATAATTTTAATTTAGAAGGTAATTCATCAGGAACTATTGCAAGAACTGTAAGACAAACTAAACCTCCTTTGAAAAGACAAATTGTTAGAACACAACTATTACTTCAATTTGCTGATCAACCACAACGTGTAGCTGAAGTTTTACGTGCTATTGAAGGTATTCCTGAAGGTGCTGAAGATATGTCAGTTGGTGGAACACAAAAAGAACTTTTATCTAGAAGATTACCTAGAATACCAAGAACAACTAATCTTACATTAACTTAAGAACGTAATTTCTCTAAAGCTTCTTGTGCAGCTAATTGTTCAGCTTGTTTTTTAGTTTGTGAAAATCCTCTACCAATTTCTTTATCTTGACCTAAAGCAATCATAGTATATCCATTTATAGATGAAATCATTTTATAAATGGGTGTATATTTTAGAAATGTTTGACAATATTTTTGTAATTGATCTTTAAAATTTGTATCATTTTGTAATATTTTAGGTATATCAATATATTTTTCTATTAATGAAACAACAAATTTATAAACTATAGGAAAATTATTTTCAGAATCTGTCCATAAAGCACCTATAAATGCTTCTAAAATATCACCTAATTTTTTAGTATTTGTTCTTCCTCCACAAATATCTTCATTATGTCTTGAAATAACATAATATTTATCTAAACCTATTTTTTGTGTTAATGAACCTAACATAGAATTACATACAATTTCTTTTCTTAAATTTGTTAAGAAACCTTCTTGTTGCATAGGAAATCTTTTTGAAAGATAAGTTGCTGTAATTGCACCTAAAATTGAATCACCTAAATGTTCTAATCTTTCATATGATTCAGGAAATAAACTTAGACAATTAGAAGGTTTATCTACAAGAATAGTTCGATCTCCTTGTGGTGTTACATATTCTGAACGTGAAACATATGATGAATGTATCATTGCATTTTGAAATATATCTTGATTTGTTATAGTATATTGAACATCATGGTTTTCCAGGATTTTCAATATATCTTTTTCTTTAAATGAAATATTTTTAGGATTATAAGGATTATATTCCATTTATTACAATAAAAAATTATTTAATGTATAAGTCCGTTTTTTAACGTAATTCAAGTTTTAGTTCATTACTTTGTGATTCTATATTAATAATTTGATAAACATAATTAATAAGATTTTCAGGAGTTTTTTCTTGAGTTGAACTCCAGAAATCATAAATTAAATTTCTAAATTTTCCTTTAGGAAGTGACCAACCTTTAGAATATTGTCTAATAATTCTAATTGTTTTACCATCTGAAAGTGCTAATTGATTAATTTGAGAATATTCTGGTTTTTGAATAATAGTTTTAATATTATTTTCAATTTCAATTTTTTGTTGATTAATTACAGTTCTTCTTACACTTAGTTCATCTAATACACTTTGATTTAGTGCAAGTTGACGACTATATTCGCGTAAAGAATTCTTATCTTCATCATTCATTTTTTTTATTTTTAATAATTAAAATAAAAATAATTCCGTTTTATTAATTTTATTATCCTGAAGTAATACTAAAATTTTCTAATTGTGTAATAAGTTCTTCAATACCCTGTTTAACTATACTTAAATGAGTTAGAATCTTTGCATCATGAGTTTCATCATATTCTTTAACTAATTGTCTAGCTAATGCAATACTTCTTCGAAGATTAATATATATTTCCATTTCCTACTATATTTATAATAAAAAAAGTATGAGAAGTTTATTCCATTTTTAAAAATTTTAAAATCAAAAAGTCTCAGTTTCTTATAACTGGGAAATTAAGGATATATGCTCAACCTACGCATTATATCAGTAACACTCTTAGAAGTGTTCCCTTAAATTTTTTTCATTTATGAGCACATACATAAACGTTTACAATCTGTTAATTGTAAAATTTCCTAACTATAGCCGTGTTTCGCTATATTAATATCATGTTTCCATGTCTATATATTTAATTATTTATATCCATTTAACAGAATGAATATATATAATTAAATATTTTCCTTCTAATAAGTTTGTCTCTTATTAGGTTTATAACAACATTCCGTTATAAACTGTAATCATCTAAAATGATTTCCATATCAAATTTTAATTTGCTAGTTAATTTCCATTCACAGATTATTTAAACAAAATTTATGTTACTTCAAAATTAGGAAAAGAAGATTTAATACATTTATCAAGTTTTATAACCAATGATTGGTAATTAACTAATACTTTTTTATAAAAAAACAATCCGTTTTTAATTATATTTATAATTTATAAATTATAAATTATAATTTATAAATTATAATAAGAATAAGATAAGAATGTTTGATATAAATGAAATTGAAAATTTAAGAAATGTATATAATAAAAAATTTAAAGATAGTATTCAATCAGGTTCTCCACAAGAAGTATGGAAAGAATTATTAAATAAATTTGCTTCTAGATGTAAAACTGGTAGATCAGAATGTATTGTTTCTCATATGATGAATAGACCTAAAGCACCAGATTCATGGATTTCAAATTCTAGTGATTGGTTATCAGATCAAGAAATTAATCAAGTAGAACATGAATTTGAAACTTTATTTAAAGATTATATTTTTTTAGGTTGTATTAGTATTGATTTTGATTTAAAATCACCTGAAGGAAAATGTATAGTTGATACTTTATGTTCTACTAATTTACGTGATTTATATAAAAAAGGTAAAACTAAAATTGGTATTGTATTTAATACAGATGTTCATACTGGTCCAGGTGAACATTGGATGGCTTTATATTGTGATATAAGTCCAGATATAGATCCAAGAATAACTTATTTTGATTCTTATGCAAAAAAACCTGAAAAAGAAATTCAAAGATTAATGTTAAGATGGAAAAATGAATGGGATTCTATGAAAATACATGATAAAGAAATGGAAACTTCTTATAATACTACTAGACATCAATATAAAGATTCTGAATGTGGTATGTATTCTTTATTTTTTCATCATTGTTGCTTAAATAATATTCCTATGGATGAAAAAATTCCTGATGATGTTATGAATGCTTTTCGTAATGTTCTTTTTAGAACTAAATGATAAATGGACATTGAAGTATTTTTCAATTATACTCCATATATTATTCTTGCGGGTGTATTTATAATTGCTATCATTTTATATAGTATGACTTCAAGTCCAAGAGATGCAGTTCAACGTGCTAAAACAAATTTAAATATTTATGAAAAAGTTATAGCTTTAGCACCTATAGGTGAAACGAATTATAAATTATGTGATTATTATATTGCTTCATCATCATATACAGTATTTCCAGGTTCTCAAGTAACAGATTATATATCTGATGAAATTATTCCTTTAGTTATAAAAGCTGGTGCAAGATTAATTGAATTAGATATTTATGATGATGGTGGTATACCCGTAGTAGGATTAAAAAATGAAACTTTAGGTTATGATTATGCTAAAAATTCCGTCCCTTTAGAAAAATGTTGTATTGCTATAGGAAATTCTGCATTTACTGGAACTTTATCTAGTGATCCATTTATTTTAAGTTTAATGTTTCATACAGATAATACTAATACATTAAATGCATCTTCACAAATTATTAAAGATACCTTAGGAAGATTTTTATTAGGTCCTGAATATGCATTTCATCGTAAAAATTTAGCACAAGAACCTATTGAAAATTTAAAAGGTAAATTAATAATTGTTTCTGGTGGTGCTATGACACATACTAAAATGCATGAATTAGTTAATTTATCATGGTCAACTTCTGATTTAAGAAGATTAACGTATATGCAAGCTTCACAACCTTATGATCATGAAGAATTAATAGAATCAAATAAAAAATCTATTTGTATGGTTATACCTGATCCTGATCCTGATTTAAAAAATAATAATCCTATAGTAGTTTCAGGTTATGGTTGTCAATGGAATTTAATGAATTATGGTTCATTAGATTCAATGATGGAATTAAATATAGAAAAATTTCAACAAGGTAGTATTATTTTAAAACCTGAACATTTACGTTTTAAACCTGTAGAACTTAGAACACCTGTATTACCAGATCCACAAACACATTCATTTCAACCTATGATGCATACTTCACCAATATATGATTCTAATCCTAAAACTGGAGATAAATCTATAATTATTTAAAATTATTAAATTATCTCGCGTTCATAATAAAATGGTAAATAAATGGATGATGCATGTTAAGAAAACTATGAAGAAAATGTCTGGACAAAAGAAATCTATGGGTAAAGGTTGGTTTAAATCTGTATTAAAAGCTGCAAAATCATCTTATAAAAAACATGGTGGTGCTGAACCAGCAGATGAACCTCATGTAGATACTGCAACTGAACCTTCACTTGCTTCTATATCAGCAGCTGTTGGAGGTCGTCGTCGTAAAACTCATAAGAAAAGACGTCACCACTAAAAGAAAAGAGTATTTGGTATAAGATAAAATGGGAGGTGGTTTATTACAACTTGTAGCATATGGAGCCCAAGACGCATATTTAACTGGGAATCCTCAGATTACGTTTTGGAAAGCAATGTATAAACGCCATACAAATTTTGCTATGGAACCTTTTCGTGTAAATTTTTCAGGACAAGCACAATGGGGAACTAAACAAACAGCTATTATTGGTCGTCATGCAGATTTATTATATTCTACTTATATCCAAGTAGAATTACCTCAAGTAGATGTAACTAATACAGCATATAGCTGGAATAATGAACAACAATCTCTTGGTTTTAATTTAATTAAATATGTTGAATTAGATATTGGAGGGCAAATTATTGATAGATTATATGGTGAATGGTTATATGTATGGTCTAAATTATCTAAACCTGTAGATCAACGAGAGAAATTAACTGAATTATTATCTAAAGATTGTGTGAATACTGGTCCTACAACATTACGTTATGCACCTGGTTGTGGAAATACTGGACGTCAAAGAGCTCCTAACATTTTTTATATTCCTTTAGAATTCTTTTTTACTAAAAATCCTGGTGCTGCATTACCTTTAATTGCTCTTCAATATCATGAAGTAAAAATTAATATTTATTGGAATGAACCTGAATTAATTGTAGGAAATTTTGTAAATATTGCTAATGGTCAAGGTCTTAAAAATTTACCTCTAGCTTCAAATGCTGCTATCTATATTGATTATATTTATTTAGATACTGAAGAACGTCGTCGTATGGCACAAGCTTCACATGAATATTTAATTGAACAAACTCAATATAATGAAGAAAAATCTATTGTTGCTTCTAATAATAGAATTGATTTAACTTTTAATCATCCTGTTAAAGAACTTATATGGGTAGTTCAACCTTCTTATTATAGAGATTGTAGTTTAATGAGAGGTTTAGGAACTCGTTTAACTCCATTTACTTATGATGCTGATCCTATTTATGAACAATGGATTCAAATTAATGGACAAGATAGATTAGATAAACGTTTTGGTAATTATTTTTCTAGAGCTCAATCTTATCAACATCATTCTGGAATTTCTGCTGGTCCAGGAGTATATTCTTATTCTTTTGCTGTAAAACCAGAAGAACATCAACCTTCTGGAACATGTAACTTTTCTCGTATTGATACTGCTACAATTGTAATGAATTTTGGTGATTCTGGAGTTGCATTAACTCCTGATAATTTAAATTGGGATGTCAGAGTATATGCAGTAAATTACAATATTCTTCGTGTAATGTCTGGTATGGCCGGTTTAGCGTATTCAAATTAATTTTAAAAAGATTATTATAAATGAAACAAAAATTTATTTTATTATGGGTATTAATATTTGTTGGAGTTTATATGTTTCTTCAAAGAGAATATTTTAGTACTGCAGGTAATGTACTAATTGGAATATTTGTAGGATTTTTTGTACTATTTGTTCTTTTACCACTTTTTGGATGGTATTTTTTTGCTACATATAATCAGAAATATTAATTCATATTAATAAATTACCATGCCATAGTAATATCTTCTAAAGAACAATGTCCATCATCTTTAACAAGTTTATTTGCATGTTCTAAATCAGCTTCATAAGTATCTTCAATTTCATGTCCTTCAGGTAATCTAGTTTCATCAATCAAAATATCAACTAATCCAGTTCCACATGGAGGTTTTTGACCAAACATAATGTTTGCTGAAACACCTTTCATAGAATCAAATTCTCCTGATACTGCAGCATCAAATAATACTTTTGAAGTCATTTCAAATGATGATTTTGCTAGAACACCATTTTCTAGTTTTGACATACCAAATCTTGCAATAGCTATTAGATAACCATGATATGTCATTGCATCTACAAGTAAACAAGGATGACGATAATTCAAAGAACCAGAACCACCTGCATTAAATACATCCATTAATTCTTCATATAAAGCTAGACGTGCAGCTTCAATACCAAATACATCTTGAATTTCATGAATATCATTTGAAAATGTTTTAGTTGAATCAATATTTTTAAATGTCATTAAATCTAACAAATTAGAACCTTCTGAATCTAATACCCATTGTTTAACTGATTTCCATCCACCTACATTTTGATCATAAATAACTTCATTCATTTTTTCACGTGGAAATACACGACCAATTCCATCAATACCAGTTAAAATTGTATCTAGAAGTTTATCTTCAATAAAACGTAAAGCTAAAGCATTCTTAGCAATATCTTGTCCAAATGTAATTCTTAAAATTAATTTATCTGAAGAATTTGTATCAGAATGTACACAATCATAAACTTTTAGTAATTTATTTGATTCAATCTTAGTTCTAATTTTTACCATATCTAAAATATCACGTGAAATCATTTGTTGAGAATCTAATTCTAATCTCATAATCCATGGTGATACACATGTATTACCTTGAGTTACTGAAAACTTTTCATATGAACGTAAAATTTCACGATCTTCTTGAACTAAAGTATTTGATGATAAAGGATTAGGATCATAATAAATTCTAACTGATTTTGTAATATCACGTAAAGTTGTCTTTTGAATTTCTTTCATTGCAGATTGTGCATTTTGTTGTTCAGTAATTTCACCTTTCAAATAAATAATATTTGAAGGATTTTTAATATTTGGTGAAACTGAAAGTAATTCTTGAATACGTGGAAGACCTTGAGTTGCATTAGCTTTTGATGTTCCTGCTGTATGGAAAGTATTTAGAGTTAGTTGAGTAGTAGGTTCACCAATAGATTGTGCTGCTAATGGTCCTACCATTTCACCAGGATGAATTAAAGATTTTTTATATCTAAATTTAATTTCTTTAATTAATTCATCAAATAAAGCTACAGTAAATCTATATTCAATAATAGATTTCTTAGGTGCTAAATAATATCTAACTAAACAATGGAAAAGTAAATTATCTTCAATAAATTGTGTTTTAAATAATTTATTTAATTCAAGACAAACATATTCTGCATTCAAATCAGTTTTTAGTAAATAAGGATTACTATATTTTTCAATTAATCTTTTCATATTAACAGGACATTGAATATCAGATGAATTAGTATATTTATATACATGTTTAATAAGCATTTCACGATCTTTCAAAATATCTTCAATTAAATCTTGTCCTTCTTTAGTATCTGGTGATACTGCAGCAAAATCTTCACGTGAAGCAGCAAACATCTTATAAACTTGTTCCATAGTAAAAGAACCTAATTCACAATCTTGTTTTTCAATACTAATTGAATCAATATTATCATCTCCATATGAAAATTGAACAATAGCACCATTAATATCACGAACAGATCTATCTTCAGCTACATGAATATCTTCTAGAAGTTTTACAAGTCTTCTTTGAATATAACCAGATTCTGAAGTTTTTACTGCTGTATCAATTAAACCTTCACGTCCACCCATAGCATGAAAGAAGAATTCTGCAGGTTCAATTCCTGAAATAAATGAATTTTTAACAAAACCACGTGATTCTAATCCATCATCATATTTAGGAAAATGTGGTAAAGTTCTATCATCCATCATATATCTGATACGTTTACCATCAACTTCTTGTTGACCTAACATTGCTACCATTTGCATCAAATTTAGATCAGCTTTACCTTTAGAACCTGAACCTTTATCTGACATAATAATCATTCTATTTGTTTCAGGAAGTGCATCAACAAGAATTGAATTAATTTTACTTGTAATATCTTCTTTCAATGCATTTCTAATTAAATTTTCTAATTCTTCTCCTGGTGCACGACCATTCAAATTTAGAAATTTTCCTGTATGAACTTCTGATAAAGTTTGTGCAACTTTTTCTTGTCCTTTCAAAATTTTCTCAGCAATTAATTTATATGTTTCTGCAGATACTGTTAGATCAGAAGGACCAGTAGAAAATCCTGAAAACATATTATATTTTGTAACAATATTTTGAACAGAATTTATAAAATCACCAGCAACTTCATGACCAAAATCATTATAAATTGTATGAACAGTTTTACGAATAGTTTTTGATTTACCATCATCTAAAGTTCCTTTAATAATTTGTCCTTGAGAAACTACAATACCAGAATTAATATCCATTAATGGAAAAGCATGTGACATAATTTCAATACCTTTTAGAGGTGCATCTAATCTTTTAAATTCAGATGCAAGTCTTCCTGATCTTGCTAATATATTCATAGCAATATGTTCAGGAACTGTAACATCATGTTTAGTTAAATTATATGCACCAGTTAAAGTATCTTGAAATACTGCAATAATAGCTTGACAATTTCTTGGTGATACAATTTGTCTTAGCAATGTAGCAATAATTTTCAATTCAGTTGCTGCTGCTATACTTTGAGGAACATGCATATTCATTTCATCACCATCAAAATCAGCATTATAAGGTTTTGTTGCTGAAACATTTAGACGAAAAGTTGATCCAGGAAGAACAATAATACGATGACACATCATTGATGCTTTATGTAGAGAAGGTTGACGATTAAATAGAACAACATCTTCATCTACAAGATGACGGTGAACAATATCACCTTCTTTTAATGAAATATATTCTTTAGTTACATAACCAAGTCTTTTCTTAATATTTTCATTTTTCAATTCAACATTTTTTGCTCCAGGATATTTAAAAGGTCCATTTAAAACAGCTTGCATTAATCTATCTCTATTATATTGTGTAACAATTTCAGGAAAAGTTAAATTAATAGCAATTTCTTCAGGAACACCTAGTTGATCTACATCAATATTAGGATCAGGAGTAATTACAGATCTTGCAGAGAAATCTACACGTTTACCCATTAAATTACCACGAACTCTTCCTGATTTAGAACCAAATCTTGATTTCAATGTTTTTAGAGGTCTACCAGATCTTTGTGCAGATGGTGGCATACCTTTAATTTCATTATCTACATATGTAGCTACATCAAATTGAACAAGTTGTGTAGAATTATCAATAATTTCTGCTGAAGCACCTTTATCTAGTTGTTCTCTTAGTCTAGCATTATTTCTAACAATTGTAATAAGTTTATGTGTTAGATCATCTTCCATTCTAGTATTATCATCCATAATAACAGATGGTCTTACAGTTAGAGGTGGAACTGCTAGAATAGAACATACCATCCAATCAGGACGAGAAAATTTTGGATTAAATCCTAGTAGAGTAACATCTTCATCAGTAATACGTTGAAAACATCTTAGAACAATTTCAGGTTGAAGTTTCATAGGTTCTCCTTCATCAAATGATTCTGCTTGTAATGCAATAGTTCCTTCAGTTCTAGATACTTTTTTAATTGTACGTGAACCACAATGTGCACAAACCTTAGATTCTTTTGGCATATGAGTTTTATAATAAGCAGTTGCATCACGTACTTTATCAAATCTTTCAATACCATTTTTTTGTAGAGAAATACGTTCCAAATCTTCTTTAGGTAAATAAGGTTTAGAACATGTTAGACATACAACTACTAAGAATTTTTGAATAATTTCTATAAATTGATAAAGATATACAGGTCTTGCTAAACGAATATGTCCAAAATGCCCAGGGCATAACAAATTTGTATATTTACATGTTGGACATATTTTACCATGTTCAGTTACTCCAAATCTTGGATCAAATACACCACCTGGAACTGGTTTTTCTGATTGAATTGTTTTATCTGTTATTACTTCTACTACACTTCTTGATATAATATCTGCTGGATTGGCAATGCCAAATTGAACACCAATAATAGTATCTCCCATTCTTTATATAATATATATAGTCTTTAGATAGATTCGTTTTTTAATTAGATTTTTTAAATTATTTTTTAAATTATTTTTTAAATTTTTTAGATTCTTCAATAACTAAATCAAAATATTCATCATTAGAAAGTAAATCATCTTTCATTTCTTTTTCAAAATCTAAAGAATCATAAAATAAAGAATATTCAGTTCCAGTTTTTTTTATAAATAAAGGTAAATCTTTAATTTTTTTTGAAGATAAATAAGAAAAAATTGTTCTACATAATTGTTGAAATTTCTTTCTATCATACTGTTCATCACCTAATTTCATAATTAATTCTGCTAATTTCATTTTATTAATTATATATTATATATAAAATGAAACTAAAAACTTTGAGAAAATCTTTAAAACCTGCAAAGAAATATGATGCTGTATTTGATGTTGAAGGTAAAGAAAAAATTATTTCTTTTGGTGCTGCTGGTATGTCTGATTTTACATTACATCATGATGAAGCTAGAAAAGAACGTTATTTAAATAGACATAGAAAAAATGAACATTGGGATAAACCTGATACTCCTGGTGCATTAAGTAGATATATTTTATGGAATAAAAAAACTTTAAAAGCTTCATTACGTGATTATAAAAAACGTTTTGGAGTTTAAAATGGATTTTTTTATTTTAATATAATATTAATCTACTTTGTGAGGTAAATGATCTCTAACTTTGAGCGTGCAAAGAATCTTGTTCTTATGCAAATCAAAGCTCTTAATCCCAGACTTGATGATCATATTTTGGCAGCTTTTACGGTAATTTGCCCTGAATCTCCAATCAAGAATTTCATTTATTCTGCAGCTGAAATCAGATTAGATTTTCCTCTTGAGAAGCTTAGTGATACTGAGCTTACAACTTTGGGTGACTTATCAGTTACTCAGTTGAAAAAGGATTTCAATGATTGTTTTCAAGCGTTTGCTCAGATGTATGATGGTCCAAATCCATTTGACATTAAGATGACATATGCAGGTTCAGATAATTCAGATTATGTTTCATCTATCACTATTCACTTTGGTTTAAATCCAGAGATGGATGGTGTTAATTGCTCTCTCTTGGCTTTTCATTTTCCTCTTGCCTAAATCTATCTTAATTACAATTTTAAAAATGGATTTTTTTTCTATAATTATATTTTATTTTGACTCGGCAATAAAAATGCCACTTGCATGGCAAGCTAAATTCAAAATAAAGTGTCAACATTGTGATATTAAGCGAATCTCGCTTACTGATTTTGCTGGCTATGTTTGCTGTAGAACTTGTTACAAGAAAATTTATCAACGCTATTATGATAATCGCCCTCAAGCAAATAGTGTTGATGAATTAGCTTTTGATGAAGCTTTAGAAAAACTATTTAATGATCCTCTTAATCTTGAAGCTGCAATTCTTGAAGCAAAGAATACTAGGAATCTTTCATGGTATATTTCTCTTGTTCGCAAGCTCAAATAAGAAAACGAATTATTTCTTTTTCATAAATTTTTATTTATAACAAAAAAATGCTTGAAGTAATAATTTATTGGTATAAAAAGAGTATTAATAATAATGAAAATGAAAATGAAAATGATCCTTTAGATATATGGAATAATTCAGAAATTAAAGGTAATGGAAAACCAATATCTTTAATTGATGGACAAGCATGGATTAATAATCTAAATTCAAAACATCCTGAATTTTATCATTTCATTATATCTCAAGCTTAATAATTCTTGATAACTTAAAGTATAATTAGATTTTTTGTATAATAACATAGTTGAATTAAATGAATGAACATATGCTAGAATTGTCGTCCCCATTACAATTGGAATTAGAAGATTCATCTATTTTATCTGTTTTATTTAATTTATTTATTTTTATTTTAAAAAATATACGTGGATTTCTTAATTTATTAAAAGACCAATAACGTGCTGATTCTGGACATAAATATTTATCACCTATTGATGGTGACCAATATCTTTCTTTATAAAATAATATTAAACCTGCATGATTATTTCCTCTTTCATAACATTCTTGTCTAAGAATTTGTCTTCCTTCACTTAAACAATTTAAAAAATAATTTCGTTGTTCTTGAATTTTAAGTTCTTTTGATCTAGTATTTGCATATTCAATAATATCTTTTTTTAATATAGAAAGTGAATGTTTATAATCATTTTTTGCTAAAATAATTTCATTTTTAATTTCTTTTATTTTTGGTATTTTACCAATTATTCTTAATAATTTTTTTATATATCCTTGTTCTTGAATTTTATCTTGTAATGTTTTTTCTTTATTACATAATGGACATTGATGTTTAGTTTTTGATAATGATGTTATAATACATTTTGTATGAAATGCATGTCCACATTCTAATTTATAACATGTTAATGTACATTCTCTTAAATCTTTAAAATCTTTCATATCCATATCATCCCAACATATTGAACAAGTCATTTTTTATAATTTATTCTAATACTTTAAAACGGAATTTTAATTATTTTTTTATTTTTTTTTAAAAGACTTTAAATTTCAAATTTAAATTCAAAAACAAATGTCTATGAATTTAAATTTTAATTTTAATAGATTACATATACTTCCAAATGATATTTTAAAATATAAAATTTATTATTTGTTAGATTGGGAATCAAGAATATCATTTAATAAAGTTATACCAATAAGTGCAAGAAATTCAAAAAAATTTACTAAAAATCAAATTAATCAACATTCAGCACAAGCTGTTTGTAATGAACTTGCTTCTAAAACAATAGCTATAAATGAATGTGATGAATCAATTCCAACTAGAACAAATATGATAATAAATTATTTTGAAAATTTATGTAATCCATTAAATCAACATGCTCTTAATATTTATAGAGTTAAAGAAGGAGTTATTTTAAAATGTAGTGAATTCTATAATTGTGAACTTATTTCTTTAGAACAAAAACAAATACTTAATGAAACTATTGATAAACTTTTATCAATTGTTAGTAAATATCAAGGTTCTGTTAAAAAACCACAATCTATTATTATTTCTTAGTTTTAGAAATAGTTTTTAAAGTTTTTAAACTTCTACATGTTGCACCACCTTTTTTACATGAACCACGATGTTTAGAAATTTCTTCTTTTTTAACTGAACTTCCCATATCTTCAAACATTTTTTGAACATCTTTAAAATAATTATTAAAATCTGGAATAAATAAATGTTTACGTAATTCATAATAAGGATATATTTTTATCAAAGAATTCCAAAATTTTTTATGTTCAGTTTCATTTATAGTTGTTGTATTAATTGGACGACCAATTGAAAATTTTGGTTTATCAAAATTTAAAGCAATAGATAATAAAAATTCACGTCCAGGATATTTAATTGTTCTATCTTTTAAAATTTTTTGAAATTTTTTTAAAATATCTTCAAAATCAGGTGATTCTTCTGAATCTGGCATTTTAGAATCTTCAAGATGTTGTTGATGTAATTTTTCATTAACTTTATCATGAAATTCATATAACCATAAAGCCATATTATTTTGTGGTGGTTCTTCTTTTAAAAATTGTTGTGCTGATTGTCTACAATATTTACATGGTAATATATCGCCTAAAGTAGAAAATAATTCTTTTTTTTCTTTTAAACCACCTATAGTTACTGTAATTAAATGAAGTAATTCCCATCCTGAAGGTCCCCAAAAAGAGACATCCATTTATCCTTTAGTTTCTTTTCTTTTATAGAAATAAAATGTCAAATCAAGTAGCAATTTTTGCAATGGCTATCTTAGTTGGAACGATGTTATCTCAATTTTTTACTGCTCTTACTCGTGATTTAATTTTACCTTTATTTTCCCCTTTAGCTTCAGCTGAAGGTGGTGTAGCTAAACTTGTAGTTCCTATAGGTTCAATTAAATTAAATGTTGGTGATTTTATTGTACAAACTATGAATTTGTTATTATCTTTAACTTTATTAGGTTTAGTAATGCCATACTTAACTGCTTATGTTCCTGTAGCTGGACGTGGTCGTTAAATTTCTCTTTAGTTAAAATAAGAATGCGTCATCATAAAGTTAGAAAAACTTTACGTAAAAAAGGAGGTGGTGAATGGACAGATCCTACATCATGGGATATTTTTAAGAAAAAACCTGAACAAGCTGTTCAAGATGTACCTAAAGTTGCTGATGAAACTATGAAAGATGTAGTTACACCCTTAGGTGGAACTCCTACACAATCAGGTGTTCCTGGTGAAATGTCTGCTAGTGCACCTGCAGCACCTTATTTAGGTGGTAGACGTCGTAAAACTCGTAAATCTAGAAAATCTAAACGAAAATATTAATTTTATTCTTTCAATCTAAAATTAGTCCATCCATTCAAAGGCATTTTACCATATTTTTCTATTACACGTTTAGTCAAATCTGGTAGTGAAAGACCAACTTGTTCATTTTGAATTTTCCATTGTTTAAATACAGATTGAAGTTGAGCTTTTATCAAAGGTTCACCTTCTTCACAACTTTCAGTTTTTTCATGAAGAAATTTAGCAATACCATCAGTATCATTTCTATATTCATCAGTATATTCCAAAACTTTTCCTGGTGGAATAATTTTTTGTCCACGTTGTTCTTTAAGAAGATATACAAGATAATTTAGAAATGGTGTTGCCCATTGTATTGAACCTACAGCATGTTGAATTGCTTCATCAATAGGATAATGATAAGGTTCAGTAGGTTTATCAACAAATTTAGATGTATAATTAATTACAACTAGACGACGCCATGTACCACCATCAGTTGAATGAATTTCAGGTTTATCATTACATGCAAGATGAAATTTAGCTTGAACTTCAAATTCTACACCAGATTTAAATAGATCACGTGCATACATTTTCTCACCTGAAGAAATTTGTTTCATTAGACCAGTATTTAGCGCTACTTTTTCATCAGGTTCTTGCATAGTAACAAATCTTCTTCCTTTCAATCTAATAACTTCTGGTGCAGCTGAACCTGAACCTGCACGTTTTTGAGTAAACAAAGTAATAGGAACTACAGCTGCATAATCACCCAAAGCTTTAGATGTTAAATTCATCAACATAGATTTACCATTAGAACCTGAACCAGTTAAAATATGAAATTTTTGTGATTTATTTCCACCTACAAGACATGTAGCAAGATGATTTAGAAAATATGTTCTTACTTCTTTATCAGGAAGAACTTGACTAATAAATTTTTGAATTTCTGACCATTCAGAATATTCATTATATTTCTTATCTTCATCATAATCAATTTCTGTAGAAAATGAAATATAATCTTCAGGTTTACCTGCTCTAAATGAGAAATCTGTCAAATCCAAAATACCATTATTAAATGCAATCAAATCTTTATTAGAATCTACTTTCTTAGTAAATTGTTCATCAAAGAATAGTTCACGACATTCTTTCATAGTATTAGCTTTAAAACTAGTAGATTTCAATTTTAGAACAACTTTTAGCAAATCAATTTGTTTCTTAAAATCACGGCAATATTGACATTCACCACATTTATCTTTTTCTGCTGCTGAACATTTTTTACCTTCAACTTCCAAACCAAATAGAGTAGCACGTTTTTGAAATAGATCAGCAATTTCTGATGAAAGTTTAACTTGCAAATCAACACCAGAATCAGTTTCTAGCCAAATATGACCTGCCCATCTATACCATACATTTTTACCAAAATCAGAACATTTATAATGATCACGATATTTTGCATGAATAACTTTTGCAACATCATGTTCAGTACATGAAGCAGCTTGTTCAACTAGTCTACCAATATAAGATTTTTCAATTTGAAGATAACCATCAATATTATCTGTTCTAGACCAATATCTCAAAGAACCTATACCAGTTCTATCACCATCATTTCTAAACGTAAATGAATTCCATTTCTGAATACAATCTGATTCATTATATTTTTCTTCAGCTTGTGAACTAAAATCTAGAAATACATCTAGTAAATCTAAATGAATATTATGTAGACAAATACCTAGTTCAACCCATTCAGAATATATAGTATAACGTTCAGAATTTAAGTTCAAAGTATGATCTTTAATATATTGTTTTTCATCAGGATCTAATTCTTTTCTAATTCTTTGTTGTGGTGATGATCCACGTGAATTAGGTGCACCACGTTGTGCTGGTCTTCCTCTTGCTGGTGTAACAGCACGTCCACCAGAAATTCTAGGTTCAGTTTGAATACCTGCATACATTTGTTTACCTTTTTCAGTTAGTGGTGTTTCATCTTCATCATTTCTACGTATAGATAGTCTTTTAATTAATGATGCAGTAACTTTTGGTGGTTCATTAAAAGAGAATTCTCCATCTTCAACTTGAATTATATAACGAGTTTCATAAGGTTTAGAATTAGGATCAGATTTTCTTGATCCATAAAGCATCCAATTAACTGAACGTTTTACAACAGCTTCATCATAAACTTTTTCCCATGTTTCTGTCAATGGTAGAGTAAAATGTGTATCCATAGATTTTAGCAAATTTCTTCTAATAGATTGTTCTACTAGAGAAGTAGTATTAACTTCTGGAATAACAATATGAATACCAGATTTCATTTTATTTTTTTTCTGATCAAATGTTGGTAGTCTTTTTTCCATAATGAAAATTTCAAGTTTAGAAGGAATTTGAATATATTCTTTTAGTTGTCCTACATAAGCTTTTACAAAAGATAAAACTTGTTCTTGTGTATGTTGATGTTTTTTAATTTCAGCATCATAAACAAAATCAAAATCAACTCTGAGTGCACCTATATGAGTATTCTTTTCTACAAGATAATGTTTGTCATGATCTTCAAATGTAGATTCATAATATAGATCATAAAATTTAGACATATCATCTTCTTTAATGAAGTATTTTCCTCCACTTAGAGAAGTATGAGTATGATTACCTTCAGATTTATTTGCTTGAAGAAACTCATAGAAATTCTTAGCTTCCATTTTGTATTCGTATTTTTTACAATAGATAATAAGTTGGAAGTAGGTCCGTTTTTAACGCAAAGAAAAAACGAATTTAGATTAAGCTCTCATTAAAAGGTTAAAAAGAATGAAATTTTGTCCAGCATGTCATAATATGCTTTATGCAATTGATGAAGATGTAGATGAAGGACAAAAATTTGCAATTCTAAAATGTCGTAAATGTGAATTTAAAGAAAAACTAGATAAAAATAATCCTGTAGTATATGAACATATTTTAAGAGAAGATAAATCTAAACTTCTAGCTATAAATCCTTATTTGAAATATGATCCTACACTACCAAGATTTGAAATTTCATGTCCTTCAAAAGAATGTTCAGGAAAAGAAGTTGTAGGTGTAAAATTAGATCAACGTGAACTTTTATGGATGTATCAATGTACTTCATGTGAAACTACATGGAAACAATCTGCAGTTAATAACTAAGAAGAAAAAACGGAAACTTATACCTATGTTTAAAAATAATAAGAAAAATGGATGATCTACGTGAAAGTTCAAAAATTATTCATCCTGAAGTTTTAAGTATTAATAGAGAAGATATAGATTCAAAAAATAGAATTACTTTACCATATTATTCTAAATATGAATACACATGTTTACTAGGAACACGTGCACAACAATTAGCAGAAGGTTCTAGACCATTAGTTTCTACAGATGGTTTAAGAACTGATGATCCACAATTTATATGGAAACTTGCTAAAAAAGAAATTGTTGAACAAAAACTACCATTTATAATTCATCGTCGTCTTCCAAATGGAATTTCAGAATATTGGAGTACAATGGAACTTTCTATTATATGGTAATAAATAAATACGAATGGGTTTATTTTGGTATGTATTCTTAGGTTTTGCATTATATTATACTTATGTATATTATACAACTAAGAATTTAGATAGTCAACAATGGGATATATTATATATTTTAATAGCTATAGGATTTCTAGGATGGATAATTTTTTAGCTTGTCATTTCATCTAAAGTTTTAGAAGATGGTGGAAATTCTAAAGTATCATGAATTAATGGTCTAACTAATAAAACAGGTAAATTATGTGTTAAACTTTTATTAGCAAATTGTAAATCTACACTTGTTGAAGGATCAAATCTTGCTCTATCTTGTGCAATATGTACATGAACTTCACTTTCATATGAACGTGGCCAATTTGTCCAAAATGTTTTTAATAAATATACTGAAAGTAATCCACCTATAAGTGCAGTCATATGATAACCTTTAGTATATAAATATGCTATACTAGTTAAAAGTAAAATAGTAGATATTTGACGTGCTCCAGACATTAATCTTAATATTTCAGGAGCTTTAGTTCTAGTTGCTACCATAAATACAAATACACCTATAAGAAATAATGCTCCTGCTAAATCCTTTTTCATTCCTTATTATTAAGTTAGAAAATGGATATAGACAATAATAATTGAGAAATAATAAAGATGATTATTCCTATAAGATGTGTATCATGTAATAATGTTATAGCTGGTAAATGGCTTCCTTATATGAAGAAAGTTGAAGAATATAGAAAACTAGATGGACGAGGACCAGAACTTATTTATTTAACTCAAGAAACTAAGAAAACAGCAGAAGGTAAAGCTCTTGATGAACTTGGTATTACAAAACAATGTTGTAGAAGACATATATTAACTCATGTAGACTTAATTTAATTTATCTAATAAAAACAAATGTCTATGAGTGATTACTTAAGAAGAAAACAAATTAATTCACCAGTTGTTAAAGATATACAAATGAGAAATCCTGATGTATCTTCAGCTATATGGAGAAATAAATTAGCTATTTCATCAGTTTATGGTGTAGGTAAACATGCAATAACAAATGTTTTTGATCCTTCTATTACTGGAACATCAGCTATGCAAAGAGCAGTTCAATCATTTAAATCTTCTGGATTTGGTGGACGTAACCAAGATGTTTCTAATTATGTTATGACTTTAAGTGCAAGATCTATTGGAGAAGATAATTTTATTGGACCAAAAATACAAACTGTAACTACTGGTGGAGCTTTAGGATCAGGAAAATTATGTTTAACTACTACACCAGCTTCTCAAGTTGTTTCTGAACGTGGTAATGCAGAACCTAGAGTTGGATTAGATGCAGATAAAACTGGATTAAATATGGCATATATGCGTGAAAGACGTTCTGGAGGTGCTATTATAGATAATATTGGTATGTGTAATACTAGATTTACTCCACAAGTTGAATCACAATTTGTTGATTATTTACCAGATATTAAACTTGGTTTAGGTGTACAATCTAGAGATAAATGGAATGGTAAACAAGGAACTCAATATAGTTCTCAAATGCCTTTTGTATGTCCTTCAGGTTCAGTATTTACTAGAGGTAATGCAAAGATATCTAATGCTGCTGATGGTTTAGTTCCTAAGGATGTAATAGTTATTGGTAAACCTGATAGACCTTATAATGAACAATTTGCTATATTACAAACTGCTCAAACTGGACCACAAGTTGGCACATCTAAACTTCCAGGATCTCGTGCTCCTAAAGTTGGTGCTGCTATGCGAAAAATACCTACTGGTATTAACCATCGTGGACCACAACCTAGAACTAAAATGGTTCCTGCACCTTATCAATTAAATAATGGTATGAGATCTATACCTGGTATTAACAATCCACCTGGACAAGCTGTCAAACATTAATTATAAAAACGAATTTATTAAAATTTTAAAATTAATTATGTAAAATTCAAATCAATAATGGAATTTGGTTCTTTCTCTGAAGATTTTAATGGTTTCTGTACAATTCATAATGGAATGCCAAAATGTATAAGTAATGAAAAACATGCAGAAATGTGGCTAGCTAATATTATAGTTGTCATCTTCGCATATCTAATCTATTATAGATGCACATCTTAATAAATAATTTTAAATTAAATAATTAAAAACGAAATTGTTTTTTAATTATTTAAAAATAATAAAAAAATTAACGTGTGTATTTAACGTGTATTTTAAGGTGTATAACGTGTATTAAAAATGAATTTCAAACATTTGCTTGCTGCTTCATTTACTTTATCTCTAGGAACTTTGATAATTGCAACAATTACTGGTAACCCAATATTGTTTGGAATTGTTATTGGGCTTAGTGTAATTAATGTTGCAGTTTGTCTAATTAAATAATTTTAGAATTTAGAATTTAGAATTTAGAAATTTAGAAATTTAGAATTTTAAGATACTATCTTAAGATTAATAAATGTTAACAGTTTACTTATTTGAAACCAAACCAGATTTTACAGTTGATTTATCAAAAATACCTTCTAGCGATTTAGCTGATGAATGTGATAATATTTTAACACATCATAAAGAATGCAAAATTTTTTTTGGATTTTTAGAACCTGGATTTATGTTAGATTTAAAACATGAAGCAAGAATTAGAAAATGTATTAGAAAATTTGATTGTCATTTAATATGTTTTCATGTTGAAAGTATTCCTTTCTCATGGAAAAACGAAATTGATTTTATATATTCAACTATTAAGAAAAATGGAACAGCCGAAATTATCAACGATGGTTGTTCTATACAACATGAATTTCAAAGTTAATACAGATTCTATTTTACATAATCTTCCTCTAAATGAATCTATTATAAAAATTGAAAAAAGAGGTGTTCTACGTAGAGGTGAATCATCACGTGATAAAATTAAAAGAAGAACTAAACAAGAAGTTAAAACTAAAACTGGTTTTGGTCATAATTCTATTACTATAGTAATGATGAATTCTGGTAAAGATTTTCCTATGAAAGAAATTACTATTAAAATATTTCAAAATGGTGTATTTCATTTAACAGGTATTCTAGATGATTCTTATGATTCTGAATGTATGAGAATTCTTTGTAATACTTTGTGGGAAATTCCTTCTGCAATTCAAGAAAAACCTCTAAATTATGAAATTGTAAGAAGACGTGTTGTTCTAATGAATTATACTACTGAACTAAATCCTAAAACAACAGTTCCACGTGAAACTTTCTATAATATATTGAAAAAAGTTCCTGAAATTAATGTTTCTTATAATCCTGATGTTTATCCAGGAATAAAAATACAATTTGAAAATAATTGGACTGCAAAAATATTTAGAACAGGAAAAATTATTTTAACTGGAATTACTACTAAAAAACATTGTGAAGAATTTGTTGTGCTTCTAGATAATTTACTTAAAAAGTATTTGCCTAAAACTAAATGATAGGTATATTAATTTGTGGACCATCAGGTGTTGGTAAAACATCAAACTTATCAAAAATTTTTGATAAGGTTGGTGAAGCTGAAATTTTAGATCCTGATAAACGTCCTGAAAAAGAACATACTGAACGTTCTTCTAAAACTCTTGAAGAAGTTAATGAATTTATTTCTCAAAAGAAAGATTTTGCTTATGTTGCTACATGTGGTGGTATAACAATAATAAAAAATTTATTAAAAAAAATGAAAAATCAAGGTTATAAAACTATTGTAGTAATTGTATATACTTCTTTAGAAACTGCTATAGAACGTATTTCTCAACGTGAACAAGAAACTCCTTTAGAAGTTATTCAAGATTTACATGAATTTTTTACTAAAAAAGCTGAATATTATATGAAAGCAAAAAATGTTGATGAACTTCTTTTATATAATAATGAAACTAAATTTACATTAATTTTAGATAAGAAAGATAAAAAAATACATTGTTATAAAAAGAACGAAAAATTTTATTTTGATATTTCATCCTATTGTAGCTCTTGAATTTAATTTAGGTTGTTCCATTAAAAATGTAGTTAAAGTATATACATAAATAAATGTATAAATTTGTATACCTGTTATTAATGTTATTATAAAAAAAAGACCTTTACCTTGAGTAAAATATATATAAGAATCATTTGCGTATATGATTGATGCGCCGAATACGACGAGTGCGCTTCCTAAAGTTCCCCATAAACTTCCTTGTGTTACGGCGTCCATTCTTCTTTGTCTTACGTTTACGTTTTCTTCCACCTACTTTATATGGTTGTGCTCCTATTAATCCATCATATGTTTTATCTGCATTAATTTGATTTAAATTATCTACTAAAGATTTATGATTTGTTCCAAAAGATACACCTGAAATTGTTTTACCTTCAGGAACATGTGGTATACTTAAAGAACCACCACGTTGTGTTACACCACCTTTAATAGCATGTTGAGCTTGTGCTTGTGTTCTTTGCATAGTTAATCTTGCTGCATGATTTAATAAACCACCATCAATATTTTGTTGATGTCCTGTATGTTGTGGTCCTAAACCTGTAGCAACTATCATACCATTACCATGTATACTCGTTGGAGTTGCCATATTATTGTATTATAAAGAAATAAATGACATCATTGAGTGCCATACAAATTCAAGCTTTAGTTAGAGATATGGATACATCATTTAGAAAATATCGTCATTTAAAAGAAACAAATAATAAAGAATGGGCAGAAAAAATTAAACAAGAAAATTTAGTATTATTTAATGATTTTCCAACTGTTTTTAATATGCATATGAATGGTACTTTAGATCATACATTTTTTGATATGCTTGGTTTAAAACGTAAAATTGAAAAAGGTGAATTAACTGAAGAACAAGCTTCAGTTATAATTGGACAAAAATTATTTAATAAATATGTTGATCCTGTATTAAAAAATATGCCACCACCACCTACAATGTCTTATTCACAATTTTATAAAGAAGAAACCTCTGGTTTAGATTAAGAATAAAATGTCTGGAATAAGATTTAAACCTAAATATACAGTTCTTCCTCAAAGTCCTTCAGTAAAAAAAGGATGTTTTACATTTCATCGTGGAAGAAATACATTATTATTTTGTACTAGAAATATTGTAATTCCTCCTAATAATATTAAAAGAATATTTGATGGTGGTTCACCTTCAATAACAAATCAACGTGTTTTAGATGGTGGTACACCTCCTTCTGGAGGTCCTAAATTATATGATGGAGGAACTCCTTAAATAGATTTAATTTATATTATAAATAATTTATAATAGGATATGACTGAACAAGTATCATTTAAATTCAGAAGAGGAATATCATCTGGTGTAACTGGATGGACTCAAACAAATCCAGTTTTATCATCAGGTGAACCTGGATTTGAATTAGATACAACAACATTAAAAATTGGTAATGGTTCTACTGATTGGAATAATTTAGGAATTTTAAGATTTGGACAAAAAGTTGCTATTGGTACTAATGCTGGTGTTTCTGGTCAATCGTTTGAATCAATAGCTATTGGTTATAATGCTGGACTTAGAACTCAAGGAGGAATATCAGGTTCAGGAATAGCTATTGGTTATGGGGCTGGTGAATCAAGTCAAGGAAATAGATCAATAGCTATTGGACGATCATCAGGAAATCAAAATCAAGGACAAATAAATGGTGATGCAATAGCTATTGGTAATAAAGCAGCTTTTGCTAATCAAGGTTCAAATGCTTTAGCTATTGGTACTAGTGCTGGTTATAATTTTCAAGGTTCAAATTCAATTGCTATTGGTAATCAAGCAGGATTTGATGGTAATACTGGTATTACATTTCAAAATCAAGCATCAAATACTATTATTTTAAATTCTACTGGAAATCCTCTTATAGGTGTTTCTGGTCAAACTGGTTCTTTATATATAGCACCAATTCGTAATACTTCAGGAAAAACAGGAATTTTACCTTTAAGTTATGATACTACAACAAAAGAAATTATAACAACAGGATTATCAGGACAAGTTATTACAGGTTCTATTTTACCTACACAAGATGATACATTTAATCTTGGTGGACCAACATTAAGATTTAAAAATATTTATGCATCAAATGCAACTATTCAAACACAAACATTAAATATGGTTGCTCAAGATCCTAATGTACCAGTTGCAGCTATAAGTTTTGTAAATGGTAATTTTTTACTTACAAATCATCAAGCTAAAAATTTATCAAGTATTGGATCTTCTGGAATTAGTCAATTAATTTATGAAGAATATTATGGACCTGCAGGTATATTAGGATTTCCACCTGGAACTACTACTACATATGATTATTATAATATTTTAGGTTTAACATTTTTTAATGGTGGTACACCAATATCAAGACCAACATATAAAATATCTGGTGGAACTCCAATAGACTTAAATTATTTTTATATTTTAAATGCGAATATGTCAGGTCCAACAATTATTACTTCTAAAAATGATGATATTTTAGGTTTAACATTTATTAATGGTGCTACATCAACTACAAGTTCTAATTTTAAAATTAATGGTGGAAAAGCAGGAACTACTTTTTTTAATTTTTGGTTAAATGCGAATATGCCAGCTGTAATAATAAATACTCCTAGAAATTATGATATTTATGGTATAACATTTTTTAATGGTGGTACACCTTCTTCACTTTCTTATTATGAAATTAATGGTGGAAAACCAATAACTTTAGATTTTTATTATGCTTTAAATGCTAATATTTCAGGAGTAACATTTTTTAGTCCTATAGATTTTTATAATATTTTAGGTTTAACAAGTTTTAATGGTGGTACACCATATTCAATTTCTTATTATAAAATTAGTGGTGGAACAGGAAATGTACAATATACATATTCTTTGAATGCTAATATGCCAGGTCCAATAACTATTAATCCTTTAGATTATAATATTTTAGGTTTAACATTTATTAATGGTGGTACATCATCTACAAGTTCATATTATGGAATTAATGGTGGAACAGGAGAAAGTTTATTTACATATTATATTAATTTTCCTGGAAGTACAGGTATAACTCAAAATGTATAATATAATGTTAAATAAATATATAATATAATAATATAAATTTAAATAAATAATATAATAGTAAAATTATAAATGGCAGCAAGATATACACAAATCCAAGTTCGATCAGGAAGAGAACAAGATTGGAATAATGCTTCTGTAGCTTTAGCTTTAGGTGAATGTGGTTATGCTAGTGATACAAGAACATTTAAAGTTGGTGATGGAATATCATTATGGTCACAATTATCTAGTGTAAGTCAATCTGGTATTTCTGGAACTAGTGGACCTAGAGGTGATACTGGACCTAGAGGTGCTACTGGTTTAGCTGGTGCTACTGGTTTAGCTGGTGCTACTGGTATAGCTGGTGCTACTGGATTAGCTGGTCCTACTGGATTAGCTGGTGCTACTGGATTAGCTGGTGCTACTGGTCCTACTGGATTAGTTGGTGCTACTGGTTTAGCTGGTGCTACTGGTTTAGCTGGT